TGTATCAGATTTTCCATCGCAGTACCATGAGAACTGGCATTTGTGTTTACCCTTTTCGTATCCCTGCTTAACGACATCACAGACACTGTTAGGGTATCTATCGGACATCACACGGTTCATCACCACATGGGCAACTGCATATTGTCCGATAGTATGGTCACTACGTGCCTCGTGATACACATTCATCGCAAGGCACATGAGAACACTGGTCATCATTGGGTGATACCTACCACTCGTGATGGATCGAAAGAACGCCACTGGTCTTCGTCCAGATCGTGAACGACAATCACTGATGGTTCACCAAACTTTGGTTTCTCTGGGCGTGGCATGACTGCGTTCATAGACCGCCATGATTCGTCCTTCTTAAGAAATGTTACACGGAATGGGTTGTCGAACCCGATTTTCTCTAGTGTTTCTAGGACTGTACGCTTTGACTTGAACATGATTCTTTCTCCTTACTCTTCGTTACAGTACATTCTTTTGAATGTTATTTCAATATTTATATATTGATCCCAGTGAATATATGCTTTTTCTAGGCTATCAGCTACTGCGTTTACCTTTGACCGAAACTCTTCAACCCTATCGTGATGAAAGTTTATGAAAGGTATAGTACTGATTAGTTTGGTTTCCTCTTCGGTATTAAATGCGTGGTCTACTGTATAGACCCTTATTTCTGCATCTGCATAACTCATGTGATTCTCCTTTGTTCTTCTGTTACCGTTATGAACTGATTCGCAGGGTTTGTCAAACTTAATCTTTTTCAGACATTCTTTTCTTTGATCTATCGTTCACGATCTCCAACAACTCTTTTGCATCCTTATCATCACGAACATGAAAATTCTTGATTAGATCAAGTGTTTCTCTGGTTATATGGACAATCATATTATAACTGTCGCCATGATCCTGACTAATGAGTAACATACCACCACTGTTTATTTTCACAGTAGTATTATATTCATCGTCAAGGATAAACGATGGACAACTGCACATAACTTCAATTTTCATTGGTTACATTCTCCTTTACTGTTCCTGTTTAAGACTGTACGGAATAAATCTTTCTCCGTCAAGTGCCTTTAGTTCAAATTCGCAAGTTTCTTGCAGGTGTTCTGCACGTAGTAGTGCAGCTACACGACCATACTTACGACCAACCCATAGGGGTGTAATGGAATGGTCTTTGTGTAAGATAGATATGATATAGTGATTAGTCATCGTATCCATGATCTTTTTCTCCATACGGTTTTTCATTGTAGCCTTCCATGTATGCTTCTAATAGATGTACGTCTGAGGTGTTTGGGTTAGGACGACGACCATAATAAGCATTGATCGCTCCACGTTCATATTCTGCTCCTATTTTGTCTTGGTACATTGCGTTTACTTTACCCATTATGATTCTCCTATAGCTTTCTGTCTGATTGATTCGTACTCTACATCATCCAGAAGATTAGTCAAGTAGTCTTTTATGACCTTCACGTCATCCTTCAACTGGTCAATATCATTTTTGGCATCTTCTAGATATTCAAACAGGCTCTTAAGTTTGTCTTCTTCAGTCCACGAGAAATCAGAACTGTGGTTTACGTTAATGCCACGTTCAGCATCCTGACGACATTTCTCTGCACGACAAATAACATTGTGTAGGTCACTGTCGATCTCTTTGATTTGTTTGATGATGGTTTCCATTTTCATTCTCCTAATTTCCACTGTAGGGGTCTAACGAATCAATACCATATTTCCACTGGAGGGGTCAACTCTTAATTTCCACTGGAGGGGGTATTCCTTATTTCCACTGGAGGGGGTACTACCCAAAATTCCAGTCGTATATCCGAATTTGCCCGAATCAATACGAAAGGATAGGTTCGCTATACCAAAGGATAGGTCAATAGTACGAAAGTATAGGTTGACAGGATATTTGGTATATATACCGATTCGGGTAGTGATTCGTATATCCAAATTTGCTGTCAATGACACAAAAGGATAGTTGACAAGGAATTTCGGATAGTGTGGCTTAAATACTACATGATTCGCATGAATTTGCGATTGACTCAATTTAAAGCTTGCAGAATCGCTTGCAATGTTGCAGCCAAGTGATTCGGTATACAATTGTTTACAATTGACTCGCATAGTTCGACTCCGTTCGGAATCCGACAAAATAGAATCCGAATCAAAAATTGCTAATTTATTCCAGTCTGCCAAATTGCATTGTCTGTCCGTCAATACTTTTTTTGTTCCGCTTTTGTTCCACGCCTTATAATTATATATATAGGTTTTTGTTTTTTGTGCTGGACTCTTGCGACGAATCAAGGCAATGTAATTCCAGAAACAAAAAACGGAGTCGAAACAATGTCAAAACTAGTCAATGCATGGATTGCAAACCCCAACGAAAAAAATGCAATGCGTATTTTTAACCATATTAAAAAGCATCCTATGTCTGTTATTATGGTGGACTCGACACAACACAAGGCAATCAATCAAGCACTTGAATCGCTTAAGTAATAGGAGTCAATTATGCTAGTATTTATGGGAATCTTTTTTATCGCTTGCGCAATTCTAACCTTAATTCTGGAGTCTTAATATGTCAGATCAATTCATCAAATCAATTCGCCAATTGCTTAAGCAAAACAACACAAAATTGCGGACTCATTATGACTCTGAATTTTGGCAATTGGTACGCAAACAAGCGGAGTCAAAACTTAAGGCGGCGACTCGTCCCAATGGGACTCTTATATGGGACAAATTGCCTAATCTATTGACGACGAATCCCAAAGTAGAAAAGAGTCCCGATACGGATGAAAAGTATCTTGTTCAAATTTTGCACCTTGCGCCTAGTTTTGCCAGTCTATTCAATACTTGTTCAAAGGCGACTCTAGGTTGCGGTACGAATTGTTTGAACGAGTCGGGCCATGGGCAGAAACATATGATGCATAAAGGGACTCATTCGGTACACGTTGCCAGAGTCATTCGGACTCTTATTTGGTTTAGATATCGTGATCAATTCAAGGCCAAATTCCAAAGGGAATTAGACTCGCAACGAGTCAAGGCGCATAGACTAGGCGCAACGCCCGTTGTCCGTCCCAATGGGACAAGTGACCTAAGATTCGAGTCCCTATGGCCCGAACTATTCAACGACAATCCAGACGTTGTGTTTTATGATTATACAAAAGATATAGGCCGCAATGTTTCCCATATTCCGAACTATTCCCTTTGTTATTCCGTATCGGAGGAGTCAACGAATATGTCAATTGAATTAGCTTTTAGCAATAGTATGAATTGCGTTGTTGTCGGACGTCTTAAACGCAACGACAGTAAACCAGAGTCCTATATGGGACGGACCGCAATTGATGGCGACTCCCATGATTTACGTTTTCTTGATCCAAAGGGAGTCTTTGTTATCTTGTTTGCAAAAGGCCATGCATACAACGACACAAGCGGATTCGTCCGTGATATGGAAAAGGAGTCGGTATAATGAAAACATATAATACAATCCATGAAACACCACACTTAGCGGGAGTCGGAGTCAAAGGCCGTTGGGATAAGTCTGACGTGATCGCAGAATATGACTCCAATTGGAATCTGACATTGAAACAATTGTCTAATATGTCGGGATGGACTCTTAGTGAATTAAAAGAACTATTAGGGCCGTAAATAAGGCCATACAATAGCGTTAAAGCAATGGGGCGGGGTAACACCCGCCTTTTCTTTTGCCCTATCACAAGGCGCTTATATTGGCTGTCTGCATCGGTTCATTATTTGAACCAACACAATAGTTTACATATATTTTTGTGATCACATTTTGACTCTTGTTTATTCTTTTGTGATCACAAACGATTCGTATTAGTCCTGCCGATTCGCCCTGATTCGTCAATGATTCTTTTTGATTATACCCAAATTAATACCAAAGTGTTGCATTTTTGTCACATAACGACAGAATGATCACGAATTGTTACAAAATGTAATTAGGTGTTGACATTCGATGGGACCCTTGGTATAATACACGAATCGATTCGGTGCGGGAGGTACACCCCTACATCTATAACATAAGAAAATTAGTTCAGGTGTGTCAAACTGCCGCATATAACAAAGTGCAACAAAGTTGTAACAAAAGTTCATAACATCGGCTACCCACCTAAGAATCACCTATAAAACAACAAAAAAGATTCGTTAGAAAACAAGGGCTTATAAAATAGTTTAAAATTGTGTGTTACAAACCACAAAAAAAGCACTTATATAATAGTAAGAAAGCTATACTTAAGTATATAACTATAGTTTTCAGCATATATAGTTTTTTCTTCTTTATCTAGTAAAGAAAAAACAGACATAAGTTTAATACTTATGTATAGAAACAATCTCCTAAATTGTTTTGTCGTTCTCATTCAACCAAGACGTAACTTTCCAACTGGTATAGCAGAGTATGGTTTTGCCGATGGATGAGAGCCACAAAGCAATTTATCTGTCGTTAAGAACATGAGCATCCAAGCAATCCCATATAGTGAAGTTATAGCCAAGAAGGTTAAAGAGGGCATACGTAATGGTGTGTCTGTTAAAGATATACTTGCGTCTATACAAAAGTATCAGAATGCCCCTAGCTCTACAGCTACCTTCTATAAGCTCTATGGACAAGACATAGCTGACACTAAAGCTGATATTGTAGGTCAAGTTGGTTCTGTCGTTATACAACAAGCCCTTGACGGTGACTTTAAGGCAGCAGAACTATTCCTACGTAGTAAGGGTGGTTGGTCACCTACGTCTACAGTGAATGAAGTTGAACAGTCAGAGAACCCCGACGAAGACGAATCAGCTATTGACTCCCTAATTACCCTTCTAGGAAAGAAATCTCCCGATGCAACCCCAAGCGAAGATAACAGCTAATATCTTAAGAGACCTTCCTGATGAG